CCCTTTATCTAATGCATTCCAGACTATAACTTCAATACCTGGAATCCCGATGGGCCATATAGTAATGCTTAGAGGTCATTCTGATACCGGAAAGACTACGGCATTGCTTGAGGCTGCGGTAGCGGCCCAGAAAGCAGGTATACTCCCGGTCTTTATCACTACAGAGATGAAGTGGAACTGGGAGCATGCCATGCAGATGGGATTAAAAGTCGAACAGACTGTAGACGAAGAGACTGGTGAGGTAATGGACTACGGTGGATTCTTTATTTATGTAGATAGAGAGTCTTTAAATACAATCGAAGATGTAGCCGGATTTATTCTTGATCTAATGGACGAGCAGAAAAAAGGCAACCTTCCTTACGATCTTTTATTCTTATGGGATTCAATCGGTTCAGTTCCTTGTGAATTATCGGTTAAATCTAACAAGAATAATAACGAATGGAATGCCGGTGCGATGTCTACCCAATTCGGTAACGGAGTCAATCAGAAGATTGTTATGTCACGAAAGGAATCCTCTCCTTATACCAACACCCTGGTAGTAGTTAATAAGGTCTGGACTCAGAAGCCTGAATCGCCGATGGGTCAACCTAAATTAATGAACAAAGGAGGATTTGCGATGTGGTATGATGCAACCTTTGTAGTAACCTTTGGTAATATTATGAATGCCGGAACTTCCAAGATTAAAGCAATCAAGGATGGAAAGCAGGTAGAGTTTGCCAAGAGAACTAACCTTCAGATTGATAAGAATCATATCAACGGAATTACAACCAGAGGAAAGATCATTATGACCCCTCACGGCTTCCTTCAAGACAATGATAAAGACTTGAAGAAGTATAAGGATGATAATACCAAAGAATGGTCTAAAATCCTAGGAGGAGGCGACTTTGATGTTGTCGAGGAAGTGTATGAAGATGTAACACCGAATCATTACGAACAAGAACCGGAATAAATCCACGTTTCTTTTTTATCAAGAGCCCTTGCAAGTCAAGGGCTTTTTTATTATATGTACTTTATATTTATAACTAAAACAAAATATGGATAATTTTGATTTAAAGAAGTACTTGGTAGAAAATAAAGTAACTACTAACTCTAGGATGTTAAATGAAGCAGTTGAAAGTAAAGTATTGTTTGATTTCCCTGAAGGTGAAGGATCACAGGAGCACTTAAACTATGAAAAACTAGGATTTGAAGTTACAGTGGATGATCATGTAAATGATATAATGGCTGCAGAGTTGGACTTATCAAACAGTGATTGGATGGCTGTTCTTGCTATTTTAGAAGATGCAGCACACTACGATCTACATCCAATGTTGAGCTATAACGGCAAAGAATACTCTAGCAAAGAAGCTATGCAACTAGCAGATGAAAAAGCAGCTGGAGACACCTACAGCGATGCAGGCATTGGAGCTAGTAGCGGTAGATAATTAACAAAAATAAATCTTAAAGAGCCCTTGCTCATGCAGGGGCTTTTATTATATTTAGACTATATTTATAACAAAGACTTTAAAGTAAAATAAAATGGATAATTTTGATTTAAAAAAGTACCTTGTAGAAAACGAGAATACTAGAAACTCTAAGCTATTAAAGGAAGAGGAAGAAAATCCGCAAAAAGCTATACAAGTTGCTAAAAAAGTAGCAGATAAAGTTGACGATTCTCCTAAGTTTGATAAAGTAGTAGCTGCAATAGTAAAAGACCCAAAAGCACAAGAAGAACTAATGAAACTTATGGGCCTTAATGAAGGTGAAGGTATAACTGAAGATATCGTAGATAAGTTAGCATTACAGTTTGGCAAGAAAGCTGCACAGAATCCACAAAAATTAGACGAAGGTTTTGATTTTCAAGGAGCTTTCTGGGGTGGCTTAGTTGGAGGCGGAGTTTTAGCTAAATACCTAGCAAGTATGGGAGACGTAATAACACCTCATATGCAGCAAATGGGCTATGAACCATCTCATATAGGAGCAATGTTAGCTGGATCAATTGGTGGTGCATTATTAGCTGTGGTAGGTAAAGCAGTTTACGATAAAGTAAAAAATAAACAAACGAATGAAGCAGAAGCACCACAAGACGCTGGGGCAGCTGAAGACGAAAAGCTTGCTGGTGGTATAGCTATGATTAGTAAAGACTTAGAAGGTCAAGAATCTGCTTTCAAAAGCATTAATAATAAAGCTAAAATGGAACAGTTTTTAGATGCGATAACATCTAAATTAGATCCTAAGTTTAAAGAATCATCAGCATTCAAACAAGCCTTATTATCCTTTTATAATAAAAATAAATAAGCAACCTTAAAAATAAAGACTTAAGAGCCCTTGCCTTGCAGGGGCTTTTTTATTATCTTTATATCAATGAAAAAAGAGTTTCAAGACCTTCTTAACAACATCAGTCAAGAAGATACTCCCCAGAGTCAGGAGTCTAAAAATGACCGCATATTAGTTATAGATGCACTCAATCTATTCTTCAGGAACTTTGCTACCATTAATATGGTAAATCCTGATGGTGCACATATAGGAGGACTAGGTGGATTCCTAAGATCTCTAGGTTCTCTCATAAGAACTATTCAACCTACTGGAGTATATGTAATCTTTGACGGGATTGGGTCTTCCACTAATAGAAAAAACCTAATGCCGGAATATAAATCAAACAGAGGTCTGACCAGGATAACAAACTGGGATACTTTTGAAGATTTAGAAGAAGAGGATGACGCTAAAGTCTCTCAAATAACCCGGGTAATTCAATACCTGAAATGTCTACCGGTTAAGATGGGAATGATTGATAAGGCAGAAGCCGATGATATGATTGCATATCTTTCTAGAAGACTTCCGGAAGAGTATGGATCTTCGATTGTTATTGTATCTTCAGATAAGGATTATATTCAGCTGGTAAATAAAAAGGTAACTTTGTACCGACCGGTTAATAAAGTCTTTTTTGATGCCGAGAAAGTACAAGAGGAATTTGGTATTCCGGTAGAGAACTTTATTATTTATAAAACCTTACTTGGAGACCAATCAGACCAAGTAGCCGGAGTTAAAGGATTAGGTCCAAAGACCCTGCTTAAAAGATTTCCTGAATTAACTACCCAGAAAGTAACTATGGAAGATATCTTTAAATGGTCAGAAGAAAAATTAACCGAGAATAAAATTTATCCAAGGATCCTTCAGAAGGAAATGGATCTAAGAAATAACTACCGTTTAATGGATTTAGGAAATCCTATTTTAGATGATCGTCAGAAAGAATATATAGAAGGAATAATTTCTTCAGAATATAATGGCTTTCATCCAGATCATTTCTTATCTTTATATGAGACGGATCAACTAGGTCATTTAATTAGAAATGTTGAATGGTGGTTGAAAGATGTTTTTGAAAAATTAAATAGTTACAAATAAAATATGGTTCTAAAAACTTTATCAGATTACGGCCCGGCTTTTCAGAGTAAAATTCTGGGCGCTTTACTGACCAGGAAAGAATTCCTGCAGAACATTAACGACATACTAGCAGATGAGCATTTTAATAACCCGGCTCATAAATGGATCATAAATGAGATTTTAAGGTACTGGGATAAATACCATACTGTTATCTCAATGGATACTCTAAAAGTTGAAGTTAAGAAAATTGATAACGACGTTCTAAAGACTTCTATTATCGAGCAGTTAAAAGAAGCTTATAGACATTCCGATGACGAACTTCAATATGTAGAAGAAGAATTTACTGACTTCTGTAAAAACCAGCAGCTAAAGACAGCCTTATTAAGCTCGGTAGACTTACTTAACTCAGGAGACTATGATTCTATCCGTCATTTGATTGACCATGCTTTAAAAGCAGGAGCTGATAGAAATATCGGTCATGAATACAATAAAGACATTGAAACGCGTTATAGGGAAGACTACCGGCCGACTGTCCCGACTCCTTGGGAGCCTGTAAATCAGCTCACCCAGGGAGGCTTCGGTCCCGGTGATTTAGGAATTGTATTCGGTAACCCGGGCGGTGGTAAGTCTTGGTTGATGGTAGCCATGGCAGCTCATGCTGTTAAGCTAGGGTATAATGTAGTTTACTATACTCTTGAATTAGGTCAAGACTATGTCGGTAAGAGGTTTGACTGCTACTTTACCGGTAAGTCAAT